AAGCGTCTGCATATGCAGAAATGTTTGAAGAACGAACTGGAATTGAAATTAATCAAATAGTAATTCTAGTTGTAACAGAGGACGGAGTCGTTCAAGAGTTTATAAAAGACAAGGGTGAATATATTCCCAAGTTAGTAGAAGCGATTGATGACTTCACCACAGATTGGGAAAAAGAAAATGACATGGTTTCTAGTAGTGGTGATGATGGGTCAAGCTAATGGTATCACGCCTTTATATGTGACTTATAAAACATTTGAAGAACATAAAACTTGCATGGATTTTGCAGTTGCAAATCAAAGAGTCCTATTCCAAAAGGCAATACAACAATATGATGGTAAAATTCCACCAGAAATAATTACTTGTATTACAGAAGATGCTTTGAAAAATATCTTTGATGAAAGTTTGGAATATGGCACACAGAAAGAAAAGAGAGATGAAAAATATCTTTAGTATATTTGCATTATCATTTGTTATGATAACAAGTGCAAGTGCAAATGCAGAACATCTTGAGGGTAAGGTTGCTTACAACTCACAAAAACCAGTTGCGTGTACTTCTCCAGAGGAAGCACTCCAAATAGTAGCAAATGATTATGGTGAAATGCCATATTTTAGAGCAAATGGTATTGCTCCTACAGTTGATGGCAATCAGTTTATGCAAACAAAGGTTGTCATTTCAATAAATTTAGAAACTAAAACTTTTACAGTTTTAGAGTGGGTGACTCCAGAAACAGTTTGTATGGTTGCAAATGGAAATGGTTTTGAGTTTCTAAATCCACAAAAAACAGATACAAAGGTGAACTATTAATGTACGAATATAAATGTAAAATGGTCAGAGTTGTTGACGGTGATACAGTTGATGTAGATATCGACTTAGGTTTTGGCGTCTGGATGCGAAATCAAAGAATTCGTATGTACGGTATTGATACACCAGAATCACGAACATCTGATAAAGTAGAAAAGGTATACGGTAAAGCTGCAACTGAGTTTTTAATTAAATGGACTAATGCAGGCGACCTAACTCTTAAAACTTTCAAAGATGGTAAAGGTAAATTTGGACGTATTTTAGGTGAACTCTGGTTTGGTGGAACTCATAACATCAATCAAATACTTGTCGATAATCATCACGCTGTAAGATATCATGGTCAATCTAAAGATGAGATTGCAGAAGAACATCTTGCAAATCGTGAAAAATTAAACTTGACAATTGAAGAGTAATCTGATATAAATAGAACATAATTCGTTGATACAAATCGAATGACGGGCAGGACATGGGTGCAATTCCCATCACCTCCACCATAACTAAACCTCTACTGAGGGGGTGAATTAGGTTCGACTGACGTAGATAGAGGCGAGTAGAATTATCGGTTGACTGCGTAATAGGTCAAAACTGTAAATGCAAACGACAATTTTGCATCTGAGGATTTTGCACTCGCTGCTTAATCGCTCTGAGGTTCGGTGGTGTCCTTGGAAACAGAAACATCACCACTAACATAACAAAAGAAAGTTTAATATGAGAGAATTTATTTACGATAGTTGGAATGGTGTCATGGATATGGATAAAAATCCATTAAGACATATTCCAGATACAAATACAAGACATATGGTGCTTCAAGTCCTTGCATGGATGTGGTGCATAGTGTTTAGTATGTGGGTAGGTAGTTTCTGGATTATGGGTGCGAGTATGATTGCTCATGCACTTATTCTTGGTGCGATTGTTATTACAGTTGCAACATTTGAAACTGCAAAGAAAAAACCAACTTTTTTTTTAAGAATGGAAAAAGGAACTAATGGTTATCACACACCTAGTCGCACTAGACATATGTGGTATAATGGTAAAAGAATAGAATTGGATGAAAATGATGTCGGCGGTGAACACGAATAGTCTTATGACTCCTAAAAAATTCTCTATGAGTATAGAGAAACTTGCTAAGGATAGTGAAAGTTCCTATCTTGATGCTTTGTTGGATTATTGTGAAAAGAATTCTGTAGAACCAGAACAAATCAAACCCTTAATCACAAAATCTTTGAAAGAAAAACTAGAGGTCAATGCAAGGGAATTGAACTTCTTACCTAAAGTAGCAACATTACCGATATGATTAATATGGACGCTTTTGATGCATATAAAGTATACATCGCTCTAAAATCACACTTCAATAGTGATTATGATTTCAACAAATATCACGGAAAGACTAGTGTTAGTCTAGACTCATTCTTAAAAAGAGGTGATAGACACTTCTTTGGTAAAGTGGGTAGAAAGTATAAAGACGATACACCAGACTTCTTTATATCAAACTTTATCAATGACCCTAAAGGTTGGATTGGTAATTTTACTGATAGTAACTATGTAGAATACTGTAAAAGAAGGCAGAGTCTAAAATATACATATCAAAATGATTTAGTGGATTTACTGAGAAAAGATAAAAACATTGATGATATATTGAATGTAATAGATGGACAACACCCTTTGTTGTTAAAACAATTCTTTGGTAAAAACGTAGATATTGAAACTATGGTTATTTTAGAATCACTATTCTCATACTGTAATAGATGGGATAGAGATATTGAAGAAAAGATAATCTGGCCTCAAACAAAAAAACTTATAAAAAATTACAGTTCTGTCTTGACTTTTGACAGAGAATGGTATAGGATAGAAACAATCAAAATAATTAAGGAGTATTGTGATGAAAAGTGAAGCACTATCTATGATGAAAGAAAGAGATTTCTATCAGGCAAAGGTAGAGGAACAAAAGAGTATTATTCGTAAGTTAGAATATGATAATGCTGAGTTAGTTGCAGAACGTAAAAAACTTGGTGAAAGAGTAAAGTTCCTTGCAACTAATCCACCTAAACGACCTAATACGAGGTATCGTAATGGAAGAACTTAAAACTACTAAAATCTATAAAGCAAGGTATACAACTGTACCTAAAGAGGGTTTACCATCTGTGTCTATTCCAGTAAAACCTATCAAGTATCATGTAGAGTGTTACAAGGGTGATAAGATGGTTGCGTTCTATACAAAGAACCATCTTTCAGAAGCACAAATTGAGTCGAGGACTTTTGTAGATGGGTAAGAAGAATAGTGTTTTGAAAGATATGTGGATTGCTTTTAGAAAAGATGATAGACCTCATTGGGAAAGAATGGCAGACGATAGTATGAATAAATTTCTAAAGTTTTGTGTTACTTGTTTGTTCTTATATATGGGGTATCATTTTATAATCGCATTGATAGATAGGTTTTCTGGATAGTGGCAATTGGTGTAACAAAAGAACTTACACAATTTACTGGTAAAGTTGGTAGATGTGAGAAAGACCATGTGGTAGAAATACTGACAAATGGGTATGGGTTCTGTCCAGAGTGTTCTGAATCTGGTGATTTAAATCATACACTTTATACTGCACCAGCAGGATATCAAACGCCTGGTTCTGGAGATTATGAGGTTTAGTAATGGAAGTTAAAGTTATAGATGTTATGGGAACAGACTTGACCGTAGTAAATGCGGCTCGTGTTTCATTTAAAAAAGAACACTCTAAATTTGATTATGAAAAAGATGAAAAGTTAATTAAATACTTAGCGACACACGACCATTGGAGTCCTTTCGGACATTGCAGTATGCAGTTCCATATTAAGGCGCCAATATTCGTTGCAAGACAATTAGTTAAACACCAAGTGGGGTTGGTGTGGAATGAAGTGTCAAGACGCTATGTAGATGATGAACCAGAGTTTTATATTCCAGATAGATGGAGATTGAAAGCAGACAATAAGAAACAAGGTTCATCTGACGAAACAATAGAATACAATATTGATGGTTCAATTCAGTTTGTAAAACAGACATATGATAATCTGTTACGAGCAGGAGTTGCACCAGAGATGGCGAGAATGGTTTTACCACAAAATTTATATACTGAGTGGTATTGGTCTGGTACATTGATGGCATTTGCAAGAGTTTGTAATTTGCGTTGTGCAAAAGATACACAATGGGAAACAAGACAAATTGCAGATAAAATTGATTATGAATCAGAGAAATTATTCCCTACAAGTTGGAAATATTTAAAACATATTTGACTTGACTTTTAGGAAATAATAGTATATAAATAACTTTATATTATGTATATGTGAAATAAGTCAACATACGATAACATACGATTAGGAGATATAATATGTCGTTACAAACGCTTAGAAAGTCCAATACTTTGGACAAACTTCTTGCATCTGTTCAAGAAGAAAATGCACCTCAAGAAAAGAAGTCCTATGTGGACGAAAGACTGTGGAAACCAGAACTAGATAAATCTGGAACTGGTAGTGCAGTAATTCGTTTTCTTCCTGCTGTTGATGGTGAAGAACTTCCTTGGGTCAAAGTGTGGAAACACGCATTTCAAGGCCCTACTGGTAAGTGGTATATCGAAAACTCTTTGACTACCCTTAATCAGAAAGACCCAGTTTCAGAACACAATACTTCATTGTGGAATACTGGTTTGGAATCAGATAAAGAAACTGCAAGGAAGCAAAAACGAAAGTTAGAGTATTACTCTAACATCTATGTGGTCAATGACCCAAAACACCCAGAAAATAATGGAAAGGTGTTTCTATTTAGATATGGAAAGAAAATCTTTGATAAGATTATGGCTGCAATGCAACCAGAATTTGAAGATGAAACTCCAATCAATCCTTTTGATTTCTGGGAAGGTGCGAACTTCAAATTGAAGATTCGCAAAGTTGATGGTTACTGGAACTATGATAAATCAGAGTTTGATAATGTATCTGCATTATTAAATGATGATAATGAACTAGACTCTACTTGGAAAAAACAGTATCCTCTCGCTGACTTCCATGCACCATCAAACTACAAGTCTTATGAAGAACTCAAGAAAAGACTTGATGATGTTCTTTCTGGTACGATTACTGCAAGTGCAGTATCTATGATGGACGAAGATGTTGTGGAAACACCACAGTTCAAGTCAGAACCAGAACCATCAATTCCAGAGGTAAGTCAAGAAGAAGATGATGACACAATGTCATACTTCCAAAAACTTGCCAAGGAATAGTAGATTGGGAAAGTACTAGTGACGTGCTAGGGTCTACTACTAGGGAGATGTGAGAAATTGCATCTCCCTTTTTCTTTCTTTATAAATAGTAGTGTTTGGGAGAGAGAAATGATAGAAGTAGTAGCTGCAGTATCGGCAGCGACAAGCGCTTTTAATGCCATTAAAAAAGGATTTGAGGTCGGCCGAGATATAGAATCTATGGCCGGAGATATGTCCAGATGGATGGGCGCTGTCAGCGATATCAAGAAGGCAGACGAATACAACAAAAAACCACCTCTGTTTAAGAAACTTTTTGCTGGCGGTTCAGTAGAAGAAGAAGCCATGCAAATTTTCATGGCGAAGAAAAAAGCAGAGGATATGAGAAATCAACTAAAACAGATAATTACATTTACTAGAGGGCCATCTGCTTGGGAAGAACTTTTACGAACAGAGGGCGAAATTCGTAAGAAAAGGCAAAAGGCAATTTATGACCAACAAGAAAGAAGAAGAAAACTTATTGAGTTGATTGCAGTAATCCTTTTGACTGGTGTTATTGGAACATTTATAATTGGTGTAATTTATCTATTCTTACAAACTAGGGGAATGGTTTGACATCATTAGTTGCGATTGTCTTTATGACAATCTCATCAATCGCAAATGCACAACCAAGTAATATCTATGGCAACTGTCAAAGTTGCAATCTACCAAAACCAAGTGAAAACTGGAGTCAAAGACAAAAACAAGAAAGAGGTATGATACCTACTAAAAAGTATACTACTTGTAGACTTAAAAGAATCATGAAGTCAAAACGTACTGGTAGACAAGCGTGCATTTACCTTGGTGGTAATAAAACATATACTTTAATGTATGAGGACAATTGTCCTAAACAGTACCGTTGTGTCTATAACCCAGGCTCTGTTGAACCTAACATTGATGATGTTTTAGATAGTCTGAATAATATTAAGAAATAATTATGTGGTAGCAGCAACCCCAGCTGGAGCACTAGGATTATTTACTGGTGAAGTTATAACCATTTTTGTTTCTGACATAGAACCGCCTGTAATAGTTTGAGGTGCATTAATATTAGTAGTAGTTCCACTACTTTGTGCTTGTTCCAGTTGTTTATTCATATTCGCAATTTGTTCTCGTAACAACGCTATTTCTTCATTTGCATTTTCTTTTGCCTTTAATCCAGATGGTGCTTCTATACCTAATCTTCTTAAATCTCTTCTCTCTCTAGCGGTAACACCACCCTCAAGAATCTTTTTAATCTTTTCAAATCTTGCTTCTGCATCTACTATCTTTTCACTAAGTGTGTCAATCTCTTTTTCTTTAAGTTTTATTACATCACTTTCGATTGATGCTTTTGCGTTTTTTTCATCACCACCAAATATACTACTGAAGAAACCACCAACACCCTCTTTAAGACCAGCAAACTTTTCTGATAATGTATCACCTAAAGAACTTAGTGAACTGGTTAGTGTTTCTTTTGCTTCATCCAAACTTGTAGGAAGTTGAATACCAGTAAAATCTTCAAATCCAGTTTTTAGTCTACTACCAAGGTCAACAATCGCTTGTTTACTCTCATCAAAATTTGGTAAGTCTACACCAATCAAACCACCAATCTTGTCTGATACAGCGTTAAATGCACCTTTAGGGTCATTAACAACTTTACTGATACCATCACCGATTTTTGTATAACCATCAACATAAAAGTTTTTTACTGCATTGAAACCTTTTGTAACATTATCACCAATAGTAGTCAATCCTGCTGATATGTCTTCTTGTTTAACAAAACCAAATGTAAGACTAGATAATGCACCAGAGAAACCTTCTTTCACGGCAGTACCTACATCACCAGTTTCTTTATATGCTTTAATTCCTGCCATGACACCAGAACCAACAGTTAGAGCAGCAGTTGCAATCAGACCAGCAGGCCCTGCAAACTTTAATGCACCAAGTGCTGTTTTTCCAAATGCACTAACACCTCTACCAACACCACCCATTGCTTTGGTCATACCTCTGTCCATTGCACCACCACCTTGTTTCAAGACATTACCTATCTTAGAACCAAGATTATTAAGACCATCATACATTGTTGCAACACCACTTTTTAACATATTAAAACCACTACCAGCGACATTTAGTGCTTTCGTACCAAATCTTTTTCCTTGTTCTGCAATTTTACCACCTATATTTTTAACACCGTCCATTAATGAAGTTGCACCATTTTTTAACGCATCAAAAGCACCTTTTGCAGAAAATTTATTGCTAACACTTCTAAATGCTTTTGTAACCAATCCATCTTTTGTAAACAAACCAACTAATGTGGTAACAGTAGCAGTTAAAAATTTTAAAGTTTTAAGTGGAGCAAATAGAGCGATTACTGCACCTAATGCTAACAAGATAGGCCCACTCTCTCCAAATAAATCAGTTAATGTGCTGAAACTTGGGTTTGCAAAAAATGCTGATAATTTTTCACCAAACCTATCAAAGTAATGAAATATTTTACCTATTTGGTCAAGGAATGTATCAAACATTGGACTTTGTAGGAATTTTAAAAAACCAATAAAGAACAAACCAAGTGCTAAATTTTTAAGAATATCAAGACCTTTGTCTTTTGCTCCTTTTGCTATGCCTGCAAAAAACCCTTTTAAAGATTTACTTAAATCAGTAAATTTATCACCTAATTTTCCAAACAAACCTTTTTGTTGGTTATCTTTTTCTTTCTGGTCTGTTGGTGAAAGTATGCCTTTTTTTGTTACAGTTACTACATTCTTCAACCCATTTTCAACATTCTCACGACCAGCTTTAAGACTTTCTGCTAAGTTTGCAAAGAAACCTCTTTGAGCATCTGCATTTGATTGGTCTTGTTGAGATTTCTTAGCATCTCTAGCTTCTGCGGCCGCATTATTTGTTTTTAACTGATTAGTAACTGCTGCTATTTCTGACATGATTTAATCCTATTTCTTTTTATCTACATATGCATTTGCACCAAAGTAAGCGGCGACTAATGCTGAAATCGCAACAAAATATGTTGGTGCAATATCACCAATAATTTTTGCAGTATTTTCGTGTCCTAACATTGATGTAATCAAAATGCCTGCTGGATATAATAACATACCCATTAATGCAAACCATGTCATTTTACGCATTGCATCTCTACGGGCATCTGCGTCTTCAAGTTCTTTTCTTTTGAATTCCAAATCCATCTCCATTTCTTCTTTAGAAATGTGACCGTCACCATTTTTATCTTTATCTGCGACCTCTGGGTCTACAGTAACTTTAACAGCCATTTTCTTATTTTCCTCTCTCTCGTTTGAGTCTCTCATTCTCTTCTCGTATATACTTATCCAACATACCTACATATATTTCCCTTTCCCACGGTATCATATCATCTAACTCACCTAAACTATAATTAAAATGTTGCATCATAGTAAAGTTGGTCTGGTAGTAGTTTCCCAGACTGTCATGTGAAAGGGCTACCCTAAAAAACTTTGCAGTCCTTCAAGAACGATTTCACTTTCAACCCCAGTATTAGGATTAGTTACTTTGACTGTATGTTTAAGTTTTGGCATATCATCAAAGAACTTTTGTATCTTATCAAACTGGTCTGTATTCAATTGGTCAAAGAAATCTTGCAATTCTTTCTTACTAAAATCTTCATACACATCATTTGCATCAAATATATTTAAAGTACAATTTTGAATAATATCAAATGTCATTTTAACAACTGACTTTTCATTTCCAAAATTAATCAAATCTTTTACAGTTGGATACTTCATAGTAATACCAATATCTTCACTCAACTTTATAGCATTATTTGCTTTTGGTTTATCAATATTAATAATACTCAAATCAATTTCAGTTGGAACTCTAGTTTTTTCATCATCTGGACAAAGTAAATTTAATTCTACTTTATCACCAACTGATTTACCTCTAATTTTAAGGAAGATATATTCCATGTCAAAGGTTGGTAAATCCTCTGGATTTTCAATCATACCCATTGTACAATCTTTAATAATTCTTCCGACTGCTCTAAGAAGTGCCTTTTCACCCCCTTGTTCACTTGCAATCATAAGAACCTTTTGTTCTTTAACCAAAAACGGTCTGTAATTAACCTTTACACCAGTTGATGGTATTTCCAACTCGTAAGTTGGAGTATTAAGTTGTGGTAACGCCATTATATGTTCTCCTAATTAATAATTAAAAAAGTCGCCTCAACACTCTTGGAATCCTAGATTGCACTTGTCTAACCACACTATTTTTAAGTATGTCTTGAATAGTACTTTCAACAGGCTCTTTATCTGCTGATGGTTCAGTCCCCAGATTCCTAAAATACCTAAACTTGAAACTGACAGTAAATGTGTTGACTGATGTTGCTTTTTCATGACTGAAATTTATACCACCAATCGTATCTGGAAAACACTCCTCTAATTTAATTCCATACTGTCTTTCGTCTTTTTCGTTTAGTGCATAGATGTCAACTGAACCTATGTATTCTTTGTAGTAATTTATATCATATGTGTCTGTATTAAATGTTGTCTTTTGCCATTCTTCAAAAAAGTATCTTTCTGCAAGGTCTGAACTCAAATAAAAAGATGCACTTACAGTTGCATACGTTTGACCTTGAACAATATCATGGGGTGGGCCGTATATGTTTGAATTAACAACTGTTCTCAAACTTCTATCAGGCATTGATATTGAGTTGCAACGAAAAGATATTCTTCTCGCAGTTTCACCAGAACGAATCTCATTCATATTAGATGCAAGTGCTGAATTGCCTGCACCACCAGATGATGCACCAGAAACTCCTGCTGGTAATGTTATGACAACTTCAAAACGATTAGGTCTAGAATAACCATCTCTAGATGCATTATTACCTAAGATTGCATTTAACGAACTAAATGCTGCTCCACCAAGTATTTGACTAAAGTTTAAAGGCATTAAATCATCTTCCTTGAATCAGACCAGACTTGTGTATCTGATGCTTTCTTAAATCTTTGTACTGGTAACATAATCGCAGTTAAATTGTCCTCATTATCAATTTTCCTAAACATTGACCTTGCATATCCAAACAAATATCTTTTAATTGTTGGTCTTGTTAAACTGTTACCCTCAACTGCACTTACACTTAATTCATCTTGACCAGCGGCATCCAAAAGTCTTGCTCTCAATGCATAAGGTAAATAATGAAAATTCAAACCATAGAAACCACCCTCTGCACTTTTTAAATACATCACTAACGGAAATGTATCGTAGTATGGTAGTTTCTTTGCAAACTTTGGTGCATAGACAAACATATTTAGGTGTTTGGGGTGAGGTCTGTTATTGAGTTTACCAGAACGTAATAACTCTGGAACAGATGGTGTTCCAAGTTCTTTAATACGGTTACGATACCATCTAAATGGTTCGTTTCCAGTTTTGATTTGTGATGATATTTTATCAAAGTAAGTTTCTGCCATTAGTACCACCCCATCGCCATTTTAGTTTCTTCAGGCACCATGTCCATAGAAAATGGTGGTTGAAATGTGCAGTTTGCAATAGACTCTTTGATACCGTCTACCATTCCTGCCTTTTGTATATCTTGATTTATTTCATCTGCCATTGGACAAAATGCGCTTGTAAGGGTGTGTGTTATTTTCACTACAGTATTATCCTCTAATATTTCTATATCGTATATTAATC